TCAGAGAGTTCATGCTTGTGAACTCAAGTTCCGTTGTCTCTACAACAGTCTTAGTGGCGGTGGTTTCTCTCATCTAATCACCGATTAAGGGTCAAGAGATGCGCCGTTGGTGTTGTAGATATGCTTCGAGGAACCCTCGATTCCAAGTCCTGCACCAAACACAAGGTCAACGCTGATGAGGTATCCGCGTTTTTTCATTGCATGAAGGTCAGACACTTTGAACGTAGGTTCAGTTTGGGCCACGTAGTACATGAAGTCAGGATGGAAAAAGAGACCTTTTTTCGCGCCACGGCTGTCATCCTCAAGGAGGTTGAATCCGAAACGACGATTGGCAATCTGTCCACCAACTACAGGTTGGTCATCAACGTAGTCCTGGCTGGTTAGCGTTTGGGCTTGCAGGATTTGAGTGTAGTAGTCGGGGTCTAGGAGACCGTACCACTGACCGTCCTTGGGCCATTTAGCTTGTGCAGCAAGTTTACGGTTGGCAGCCAACTGGGTGGCATCCATCGTAGCAATACCGGTCAACAGATGGTCTGGTGCCGAGGTGCTAGGATTGATGATGGACCACAAGTAGTCGTTTACTTGCTTCTCCACACCGAAACGCAAAGCTTCGCGAAGCTTGTTCTGCGCATCTGGCATACCAATTTGAGATTGCAATTCAGCAAGGCTGGCAATCTCGAAAGATGCGCTAGCTACCTTGTTTGCCTGAACAGCAACACGAACGGTTTGCATTTGTTCAGAATCGAAAGTGTCAGCGTCAACGCCAACAGTTTTCAACTCACCGTTTGCCTTCTTAATCATCGAAACATACACAGTGTCGTTGTGTTGTTTGATTTGACCTTCATAATCTTTGTTCACCAAGCTAGCCAACAGGAGAGATTCTCTCAACTCCTGGGCGAACAGAGGTGCCCATACCTTTTGTACCTGTTCCGATACTACAGCCAAGTCAGTTAATGCCATTTTCTACCTCTCCTTAGTTTGTGTTCCAATCAACGTCTGCCATTCTGGCTTTCATTTCTTTAGAACTCTTTAAAGCTTTCCATTGGCTGACAGTGAGTTTTCCCCCACCAGATGCGCCGCCCTTAGCTGCGTCATTTGGAAGTCCGCCATTTGTATTTTGTTTTAAGACAGCAAACGAAAAGTTTTGCTCAAACTGTTGGGCTACTAGCTTTGCGGATTCATCATCGACAGAACCATCCTCTTTAAGAGAAATTCCATCGACCTTAATCCAATCCCTAGCAGGTTCTGGCACTGTACCGGCGATATGCTTCAGAACGGCATTTCGCTTTTTGGCATTCTCAAGGTCACTCTGAATAGAGTTCAACCTATCCTCTGCCTTTTTGGCCCTCTCTCTTTCAAGTTCTAAGAGTTTCTGGATTTCGCCTTTTCTTTCGAGTTCGGCTTTTTCCTTGTCCTCTTTTTCCTTAAGAAGGCTTTCCCGTTCCTCTTCGAGTTTCTTAAGTCTCTCGGAGACTTCTTTTTTCTCGGCGAGTAAACGGCGGTGCGTGTCGTAGCTAACGGTTTGATTTTTATCGTCTGCCCCGCCATTGGCACCGCCGCTGGTGGTTCCTCCACTGGAGGTTTGGTCTTTAGTGGTTTCCATTATTAGTTTTCTCCTTTTGTCTCACTTTGTCAACAATCGCTTGATGACGGCCTCAATCCTGTCTCTCACTGAACGCTGTAGGGCATTCAACTCGGGACCGGATAAATCTAAAAACTTTCGCTTTGGTCTATTATTAGAACCGTCCTCCGCGTATGAGGCAACATCGTCATTCCTTTTTCTGTCTGACCTTGTGCCCGTGGCTGCGATGGTGACTTGACCGTCTCTCACTTCAGTAACTTTTATTGAATCAAGCATTTGGCCCGTGGCTGTGAGGTTGGAACGCTTTGGTGTGGTTAACTCGGAAAGGTCTCCATTCTCCCTTTTCCTGCGTCTCTTATCGACAGTTGAGTCAGCAAGTCTTGCAAGGGGAACTGATGGGCCGCCAGTCTTGTTAACCCCTCGCCCCAGTTGTGTACGGGTTTTAATTCTCCTGGCCAACTCATCGCCGATTGCAGACATGGCTGTTTTGTCCAAGGCCTCATCCAGGATTTTCTGCATGTCCCGTTCAAACTTTTTGAGGTCTACCTTAGCCACCGCCGTCCTCCATTAATAGTTGTTCTCTCTCTGGGTCAACGTGACTGCAGAAAGATTTTTGTTCGCCACAATTAGGGCATTCAAGTTTAAATGGGTTTGTCTGATAGTGACACGTTGCAATCCAAGTGTTCCCGCATGATATGCATAGCGCGTAGTAGTTAAAGTGCGGCTGATTGTCTGTAATGCCAACGACATTATCCATCTTCGTCCTCATCAAACTCGAATGACGTTCTAGTAAACTCTCTGGCTGCTTGTTCTGCTTCCAGCTTTGCTTGTGCGTTGCGTTCGGCTTTTGCACTGCCTTTGGGATACTTCCTTAAGATTTTATCCAGTTCGGACTCCTGAACACCAAGGAAATCCCTGGCGTATTTCCCACCGTCAATGGGAGATTTCTGGCCATAGGTTCCAATGATGTTCCCCTCGGCTTTGTCGTTCTCTCTGCCTCTGGTGAATCCTATTGTGACCTTAGCCCCATCATCCGTATTTTCGAGAACCTTCATGCTGTCCAGCATATCCCCCGAAAGGGTTAGGTTTACTCTCATGGTCTTTCCGGCAATCTTAAAGTCTAGCCCACGCTTATACGCGGGTGTGTATGATGGGAATGTGTCCCCGTTCTTATCCTTCCCTTGCTTAGACCTTTTGATGATTTGGTCGATGATGTCTAGGGCGATGGCCTCTCTTTGGTCGCGGCTATACCCAGGAAGCCTGATAGAAAATTTATGCTGTTTCTTTGCCGCCAATGTCAGGAACCTCAACTGTTCTCTCTGCTTCTATCCGTTCCATCTCATCCTTGATGGTTTCATCGTCATAGTCTGGATAGCAGTGCCGCATGGCGGTTTCCTTGGACATAAGACCAAGCTTCATTTTCTTTTCTGTGACCGTGAGTTTGTCAATCGGTGACTCAGAAACAATCTGTTCCGGGAACATCACGGAAAGGTACGAATCACTTGAGAACGTGGCCTTTAGTTCTTTTGGATAGCGAACGTCTCTCATCCAAACCGGATGCATGTGCATTGCAACAAGCTGGTATAGCTGTTCCTCTGCCTTCTTAAAGAATGGGATTTGTTTCTGCCTCTCATCAGAGGTGTCCATCTCGTCCACCATCTTAGAAATGCCGGAATTGAAATTCTCTGGTGTCATGGTTCCAGAATTGCCGGGCCTGATGTTCCTGGACTGCAGCCAAAGGGCCAGCTGTTCGTGCATGGACTGCAGTGCCTTGTCTGAGTCAACGGTTGGTTTGATCACGTCAAACTTAGGCTGTGTGCCTTTGGTTGGGTCTGACTTTAGGGATACGAATGCGTTGGGATTGATTTCCAGTTTCTCCACGTCCACATCAATACCAACGAACACAGAGAAACACTGGAACATCATGGCGTAATTAACATCAGTCATGAGGATTGGGATTAGCTTTGTCATCCTCAGGATGTCCGTATCTGCCATAGGGTTAACGCGTGTGTGCGAACGGTTCAGATAAACGTATGGAATCTTTCCAAATGGGTTGGTTTTGGGGTTGGGGATTTTCTCTGCAATCTTTTGCAGAATCTCCACAGCAACAGAACCGTCCTCATATATAGGAAGGAACTCATTGTCCTTGTAGATGAACAAAAGCATCTTTGCTTCGAGTTCTCTTTTCTTTCCGCGCACAACCTCTCTCGACACCATTCCCATTAGCTTTACGAAGTGTGTCATCTTTAGTGGGTCTGCAGAATCCTCGTTCATCACAAAGTATCTATCGAATGGCAGAACCCTAAGGCGTGGTAGCCCCTCGTTGTCCATATATGGTTCTAGGGCGCATGACCTGTGCTGGTTGAAATACTCGTTTGCAAGCTGCATGGTCACATCCATGTCGAAGTACCACTGCAGTTCCTCGTACTGTTCCGCGTCTTTTGGCGTCCCAGTTACCTCACGGATTGGCGGCTTTGCATAAATCTTTGAGAGTTTATCAATCACCCTCTTAAGCACGTTCACTGGTGGGATTCGTTTGGACGCCACCATATATGCGCGTGGAGAGAGTTGGGTCATCAAATCTCTCTCCACATAGGGAAGTAGGTTCCCCTCGAAAATGTCCAAAATCTCTGCGTTGTTTGAAAATGTGGGCTTGAGATTATTGTAGGTCTGCAGAATTTTGGCGATTTCGATTTCTGTCATAGTTCCTCTACCGTGCTTGGTTTTCGGCGCTTCATTGTGTCATGCCAACAAATCCCATAACCTATCGCTGTGGCTATATGCTGATAGTATTTTGAATCATCCTCAATATAGTCAGCGCCCTCTCTGAGTTTTGTTAGACGCAACCCTTCCCGGCCTACTTTACATTTAGGATACAGTCTGATTCTGGATTCTCCAAAATTATTCATCAGGTATGCATTCACCGTGTTGTGGCGTTCCCTGATTTTTGGATTGAATACCGGAACCTCTCTTCTGTAACTAAGGTTGGAACCTTTCCTGTTTCTGAAGTTCCTCATGAATGAATCAATGATGTCGTAGTCGGATAGTTTATTTCTGGTGTCTTTGTGGGTTCCTGATGCGTCCCCGTGACACAGATACACGGTTGGGTGTTCTAGTAGTCCTCTGTTCGCGGCGTCCTCTAGCGCATTCTCTGTCCTGGCGCCTTGAATCACAACCTCATCAAAGAAGTGAAACGTATCACCTATGACCTGGTAGAAAATCACAGACATTGGCTTTCCTGCGCCGATGTTGAAATCGAAGGAGAACTCAATCGGATGGTTGTTGCTGATTATGTAGTCCTCATCAACCTCATGAATCTTTGCGTCATACTGGTGATAAACATATTCCGTGTTGATGGAAACCCACTGACCATAAACCATCCTTTGGGCTGTTCGCGGGTCAAGGTCTTTTAAAAGCTGGTTTCTGTACCACTGTGGAAGGAACGGGTTGTCCGAGGTTATGGAATAGTAGACGTGCCGCGTTGGTGATTTCTGTTTAATGAAATAGTCGTATACCCAGTGTTCTGGTCCATCTGGATTCGTGGCTGCGATAAAAATCTTTTCCGGTACGTGGGTCAATCGCCCAACCCTGATGTTCAACTCCTCGATTGCTGCCTTGTCTGTGTCATCGTTCTCGGTCAACTCCTCTACGGCTAACAGGGAAAGCTGCAGAGAACGCCCCTTCTTAGACTTCCTGTCTGCCCAGGACCTAGAGATGATTTCGGACCTGTTCTTAAACATGATTGAGGCTTTGGTCTGGTTTACCCAGTAGTCCTTCCCCTCGATTAGGTCATCTCCTATGTGTTCCAGGATTGTTTGAAACAGGGTGTCTTTTAGGTCTGGCATGGTTCTACGGGCTATGCACGCCCTTGCATATCTGTGCCTTAAGCAGTGGGTCACAACTATGTGCGCCATAAGTATGGACTTGGCGGAACCGGCTGCCCCAGATAAGAGGATTTCGTGCTTAGAATCGCTGTAGTCGAAGTTAGCTAGGATGTCGTTAAGTACCTGAATCTGGTAGGGGATGTGCCTGGGGTCGAAATCATTCAGGCTTGGTGTGCTGTGCTTGGTTAGCATTCAACTCCTCTGCCTTTTCGTGTGGCTTATCTCCTGGTCGATACTTGAGATTGATCACGGTTTGTTCTGCTGGCTTGTCTGCTAAGTCTGCAATTTTGTCTGACATTCCTAGGTGTTGCTTGGAAAGCCAAATCATCATTGTTGTGTTGCCCTCATTGGCCTTTTCAAACATTTTCCTTCTTAGGGATTGTTTGCCTTCCTCTTTGCCTTTTTTAATGATGTCCGCGAAACGCCTCTCTAGTGTGTCAACGGAACACTTGCACATGGCAGCAATCTCTTCCATTGTGCAGTGGATTTTTGCCAAATCGTAAACGAGGTTTTCATCTATGACTATTTTTGGTCTAGCCATGCTTTTGTTCTGAAATGGGGGGAAATGCGTAGAAATGGCGCACTAATGCAGCCTTTTGGGTGGTTTTTGGCTTCATAATCCCATGTTAAGGCATATTAAACGGTAGTCAAACACGGTGTTTTTCGCAGTTGGTCTCAGTTTGGTGTCCCTGTACAAGTGATACAAGGTCTGTGTCACATCTTTGTGTTAGATCAAAAGATGAACTTCTTTGTGATGGGGTCGTTGAATTCCGATCTAATCATTTTGTCAGTGATTGGGCAGAACCTAGGCCCGTCCATGTCTATGGTCCCATACCCCAGGGTCCATTTCTTTTCCTTCTT